TATTCTAGGCGAGATATGGAAAGCATTGGATGGACGCTGGGGTGGGGATTGGTTTAAAGAAGGAAAGACAAAATTTGATGATGTGTACCACATGGAATATTAGGAGAATCCATGAAATTACCAGAAGGAATAACCACAAAATTCGATAGGATAGAAGACGGAAAGGTCTGGTTTAAAATCAGATGTTCAAAATTCTATCTATTTAAAACTATCTTAAAAATAGCAAGAGAAAATAAGTCGATTTTAATATTTCTGTTTGCTTTTTATTATTTGGGAAAACCATGAAAGACGCAATAAAATTAATCCTCGAGCTTATTAAAATGGGGAAAGGGATATTTAAAATTTATAGAAAGGAAAAAGACATAAAGAAGAAAAAGGATTTTGTTGAGGCTATTAAAGAATTGGATTCAAAGACTTTCAAGAAGATACTTTTTGGTAAGAAATGAAAAAAATAACAAGATGTTTTGTCATAGCTTTATTTTTAATATTATTAAGTTGTACTGCCTATCATCCTTCTTTTTTTCCTAGTGACGTTTATGATATCTTGAATCCGGGTGTCGAAGTTCAATTAAATCCGATTGCTTGGATTGAAGACAATAAAATCATTAATGATGATGGAAAAGAGATAACGGTAAATAAAGGCATTGTTGTAAATGATGCTTTTATTCTATGGACTTATGAATTAAAGCAAGAAGTTATAAGGCTTAGAAAGCTAGTAGAGGAGAAATAAATGACATATAAAATAAGTTGTGTGAAGTGCGATTATGAAAGTAGCTGTGATTCATTACCAAAGGGATACAATTTAAAGAAATGCCCGAAATGTGGAAGTCATTTAAGATTTCTTTTTAACTGGAGGCCATATCTTTATTGGCTTGGATTGTTGGGACGTGGCGATTTGGATTTGATGTAGAGGAGAAATAAATGTCCACTGTACTATATGGCGGGACTTCCTGGGTGTGCCCAAATGATTGCGGGACTGCTCCGTGTGATTACTGTGCGGAGAAGATGAAAGAAGCTCCGTTAGTGAAGTGGTCGCACCCCTTCCCTAAACCAGTAAAAAAAGAGGAGAAATGAATGGTTGAACCAATTACGACAGGTGGGATAATTTTTCTTTTGATTTCAAACATCGGAAGCTGGCTGAAGATTATTAGGGACACAAAAAGGCAGAATGGAAACGGAAGTGATTTGAAGGAAATTAAGGAGACGGTGAAAGACACAGATAAAAAAGTTGATGAAATGAAAGTGGCTGTCGGAAGCATGCAGACTGAGGTGAGCAACCAGAAGGAGCATTGTGTGCAGATGACAACCAACATTGAGAAGCAAATTAGTGCGAATACAAATCGGATATTTAGTATGAAAGGGAAGAAATGAAAGTAGCGTTTGAGGCTCAGATTATGCAGAACAATATAAAATCTTTGCGCAGTATGGATAAAGAGGCAAGGTTGACACTGGAGTATAAGGCAGAAGATGACAAGCTTGTGGCTGATATCAATAAACTTCATAGTGCGGAGAGGACGATTTTTGTTGTGATTATGGATAAAAAGGAGACCACTAAAATAGTGGAGAAATAGTGGAAAATGACTGACGCAAAATTTAAGAGAGGACATCCTAAAAAGGGTGGGAAAAAGAAGGGAACACCCAACAAGTTCACTAACTTGAAACAGGCATATTTAGATGTTTTTGTAAAAATAGAGAAAGAATCTAAAAGATATCCTGAAAAGGTTGACAGTCTATTCATGTGGGCAACGAAGAACCAAAGAAATCAAGGAATGTTTTATCAGATGATTTCAAAGATGCTTCCTAATAGTATTGTGGGAACACAAGATGACAAAGGTGAATTTCATCCTCTTAAGGTTATAATATCAAACAATGAAGACAAATGAGATTAAACTTCACAAATGGCAAAATAGAGCTTGGGAAAGCAAGAAACGATTTATATTTTTTTGTGCAGGTGTTCAATCAGGAAAAACAACTTTCGGATGTATCTGGATTGTTAATGAATCTGAAGAATGTGGAGCAGGTGATTATCTTATTATTGCTCCTACATACAAGATATTGCAACAAAGTACAATGCAAAAATTTCAAGAAATAATACCTAATGGATGGGGAACGTTTAATAAGGCAGAATCTGTTTTTAGGGCTAGAAATGGAAGGACTTTTTTTCTCAGATCAGCAGATAAGCCAGAATCCATAGAAGGTATAACAGCAAGGGCGATTTGGGCAGATGAGGCAAGTCTTATGAAACCTGATATCTGGCTTATGATGCAAGGGCGGGTGAGTGGAACGCAAGGTCGGATACTTTGTACTTTTACTCCAATAGCTCTTAACTGGGTACATAAAGAAATAGAGAAAGATAAAGAGCGAAGGAATAGAGGAGAGGAAGGTGATATTGATTTTATTCAATTCCCATCAGTTGAAAGCCCATATTTTCCAAAAGAGGAATATGAAAGAGCAAAGCGGATGTTAACTCCAATTCAATTTCAACTGCGATATGAGGGAATATTTGGAAAAGCCGAAGGACTTATTTATGCTGATTTTGATGAAAAATACAATGTATGTGATGATTTTCCTATTCCAGAAGATTGGACAAAAATTGGTGGGATAGATTGGGGATTCATTAATCCTTTTGTTGCCCTTAAACTTGCTTTGAGTCCTGATGATATCTTATATGTTTATAAAGAATATTATCAATCGAAGCAGACATTAAAAGAACATTCACGGAATATGAGTCCTGATATTCCTTATTATGCTGATCCTTCAGGAGCACAGGAAATACAAGAAATGCAAGCGTTGGGATATGACGTTATCCCAGCAAACAACGATGTAGATATGGGAATACTTACAGTGAATGCTAGATTGAGAAAGCAAGATGATAGTGAAAGGACTGTCAGGCTTAAAGTATTCAGAAGTTGTGTTAATGTGATAGATGAGTTATCTCTATATCAATACGATAGGAACCAAAGTACAGGTGAATGGAAGGAAAAACCAATGAAGAGAGATGATCACTGCATGGATGCTTTAAGGTATGCAATCATAGAATTAGATAGGGGTGGCATCGGCGATCTTATAGTGGCGGGATAATGATATGAATATAATAGAAAGATTCGCAAACGTATTAGGCCGATCGAAAGGCCACTACCTGAAAGGCTTGGATGATGTATTTTCTACAACTGGCTCTCATCCAATGATAAGCGATGATTCCGCATTCATGGATTTAGAGAGATGGGGGGAAGCATTACTGGCTGGCAAAGAGCCTAAAACTAAAGCCGACTTCATCAGAGCTTTCAAAGGGTTTGTATTCATATGCAGCAAGAAAAATTTCCAGACTGTAGGCTCTCAGAGATTAAGGCTTTATATTGCGAAGAAGGAAAAGACTAAAACTTACAAGACGATAGAGACTAAACCAGTGAGCAGGCAGAAAAAGAATTGGCTGTATTCCAGACCGCATCTCGATAGCTATTTGAGGAAGGCTGTCGAAATAGAGGAAATCACTGAACATATATTTCTTGACCTCATGAAGAGTATTAATCCAAAGCATAATCAAAGGGACTTCAAAGAATATACAACAATGTATACTGACCTGACTGGTGAATGTTACTGGCTAATGCTGAAAAATAATTTAGGAGTACCAACACAAATATGGCCGATTCCGTCTCAATATATCAACCCCAAATTTGGAAAGACACTGGAGAAACCTATTGAATCTTTCGTATATAGACATGGAGCTACAGAAGTCAAGATTCCATTTGAGGATGCAATTTATTTTACTTTCCCTAATCCGGAGAATATATTTACTGGCTTTTCTATAGTGAAGGGAATTGCCAATGCAGTTTATATTAGAGAACAAATGGAGGACTTTGAAAAAGCGCTGTTTGAGAACAAAGCAAGAATAGGAGGGATATTGTCTCCAAGCAGTGGAACGAATCTAACAGATAAAGATAGAGCTAGATTGAAAGAGATGTTTGGACAGCAATATGCAGGTGCAAGGAAAGCCGGAAAGCTTCTCATTCCGCCTGTGGATATGAAGTTTGAAAAGGATGTGTTTACTCCGGAAGAAATGAATTTTATTAAAGGTAGGGCTATTAACATGGAAGAGATATGCCTGGGCTTTGATATTCCACCGAGTATATTTGACCCGAAATCGAATAGAGCTACTGCATATGTAGGAAAGGAGAATTATGCCGAAGGGGCGATACTGCCACGATGCGAACGATTTTCAGAGAAGATGAACGAGAAAGTATTGCCTCTATATGATGAGAAAATCTTTTGTGAATTCGATAATCCAGTGCCACAGGATAGAGACTTGATATTGAAAGAGCAGATCGGAAGGGTGAAGATCGGGATAATGACAATAAATGAGGCCAGGGCGGAAGAGGGGCTAGAGGAAATAGAGGGCGGTGATGTGGCTTATATCGATAACCGTTTGATGCCGCTTGGGACTGAGGCGGAGGAGGAACAGATAAGGCAGTTTACGGAGAAGGTTATGAAGAATGTAAAGGAGGTTTTGGGGTGAATGAATGTAAGGACTGCAAGTGGTTTCGTTCTATTCCAGAGGAAGAGGCGAGGAGATATAAAAGATATGGTGGCTGCATTCACTTAGACATGCTGGATGATATTATATTTTTACAAGCAGGCAAAGAAATTGCAGGTGGTTATATAGTTCGTGAAAACTTTGGCTGTGTAGAGTTTGAAAGAAAATGATTAACTCAAAGGAGGTTTTAGGGTGAATTGGCCTGATGATTTTATTAACAAAGTAATCTGCGGAGATTGCCTTGAAATTATGCCAAGTATCCCAGACAAGTCCATTGACATGATTCTCTGCGATTTACCCTATGGGACTACAGCTTGTAAGTGGGACACTGTTATTCCATTTAAGCCATTATGGGAGAATTACAAAAGGATAATAAAGAATAATGGGGCGATAGCCTTAACTGCAAGAGAACCATTTACCAGTGCTTTAATAATGAGCAATATAGAATGGTTTAAATATTGTTGGATTTGGGAAAAAGAACAAGGCGTTAATTTTCTTTTAAGCAAGAAACAACCCATGCTAATCCATGAGGATATAACGATTTTCTATAATAACTTACCTACTTATAATCCTGTTATGAGAATTTATGATAAAGGTTGGATTAAGAAAGATACCGGTAAGTCTTTTGATGAAATCCGCAATAGACAAGAAATGCAATTATTTAAAAAAAGCCAGGGTAATATGCGATATCCTATCAGTATAATAAAATTTAATAGACCAAAACAGAATGGAGTTCATCCCACCCAAAAACCAGTAGCCTTATTTGAATATCTTATAAAAACCTACACGAATGAAGGCGATTTAGTTCTTGATAATTGTCTTGGGTCTGGAACTACGGCAGTTGCCTGTAAGGAATTGGGGCGTGATTTTGTAGGAATAGAAACAAATCCTGAATATTGCAAAATTGCTGAGGATAGACTAAGGCAGGGAGTTTTAGGATGATTAACTCAAAATTACTTACAGACGTGCTTGCTGGACAGATGGCAGGCGAAATAATTAGATTCCATATAGAAGCAGAGGTGGACAGAGAATTAAGACATCTGTTTAGGAAAATGACAGCAGATGGCATCAAAGAAGCTATAGAGGAAGATGACAAAAAGCAAGCCCATGACATGCTATTCAATGCACTCTTCAAGGCTATCAGTCCGTATGAGAAGAAGTTCGAGACGATGCTGAAACGGATATGGGATGAAGAGAAGCGGGTATTAGTGG